GAGAAAAAAGAGAAAAAAGAGAAAAATACTTGTGATTGTGGACTTATTTACTATAGTAGAACATCTTTATGGAGACATAAAAAAACATGCGATATAGTTAATAATAATAATAATAATAATAATAATAATCAAAATAACAATCAAGATATTGAGAAAAAGGATGAAATAATAAACTTTCTCATGAAAGAAAATCAGGATTTCAAAAACTTAATTCTAGAAATTATAAAGAAGGATACGATAACAAATAATAACAATAATAATATTATAAATACAAATTCTCATAACAAAACATTCAATTTGAATTTCTTTTTAAACGAAACCTGTAAGGATGCGATGAATATAATGGATTTTGTGGATTCTCTCAAAATACAACTTTCAGACTTGGAAAATGTTGGTAATCTTGGTTATGTAGATGGTATATCAAAAATAATAGTTCAGAACCTAAATTTGCTTGATGAAACCAAAAGACCAGTTCATTGTACTGATTCAAAGAGAGAAGTTTTATATGTAAAAGATGAAGATAAATGGGAAAAAGAAAATGAAAATAAGGAAAAAATAAGGAAAATGATAAAACATGTAACACATAAAAATTCGAAACTATTAAAGGATTTTAAATTAAAATATCCAGGTTGTGAAAAAAGTGAATCAAAGTATTCAAATAAATATGATAAACTGATTATTGAAGCTATGGGTGGTAAAGGCGATAATGATTTAGAAAAAGAGGATAAAATAATTCGAAATATTGCAAAAAAAGTAACAATAGACAAAAATCCCGAGTAAGTTATTTTACAATAATATTAAATATACAATATTATTATAAATGTCAAAAAAAGTAGTCAGTGAAATCCCAAATAGGGACGCTTTTTTTCACTTATTAAAGCATAATCCTGGTCTTATAATAATAAAATTAGGTGCTGAATGGTGCGGACCATGTAAACAAATCAAAAATGTTGTACACGCTTTTTACGCATCATCACCTCCTGAAGTCGTCTGTGCCGACATTGATGTAGATCAGTCATTTGATTTTTATTCATTTTTAAAGAGTAAGAAGATGGTTAATGGAATCCCAGTTTTACTATGTTATAAAAAAGGTAATTCAACATATATCCCAGATGATTCTGTAACAGGATCAGACGCAACACAGTTACACTTATTTTTCCAAAGATGTGGCAAACATTTGATGACGGCGTTACAGAATAATCCTCTTTAAGTATGTTAGAATTATATTCTATTATACTACTTAAATAAAAACTAATATTTACCTGCTTATAAATAAAAATATAATAGTATAATATATGAAATCGTTTTCTAATTTATTTATACTTTTTTTTATTCTTATTGTTTTGGGTTTCCTATATAGAAGATTTGAAGATAAACGTATTCGCGAAGAAACTAGTGAAAACTACAAAGCAATCCAGAATTATTTATTGGATGATGTAACTTTAGCCAAGAGTAAAAAACCGATTTTATGGATTCACATTCCATATGAGTATAACTCGAGAAATTGGTTATCATTCGGATCCCGCAGTTCATTTAACTTAAATCAACCCTATTTGTATTTAACGGTTAAAAGTATTATACAACAATGTGACAACTCCTTCACAATTTGTATCTTTGACGATAATGCGTTTCAGAGATTAATTCCTGGATGGAATATTAATATGAATAACATATCGGATCCTATATTAGCCAATATGCGAACATTGGGTTTTATGAGATTATTATACATTTATGGTGGAATGATGTGCCCTATTTCATTTTTATGTATGAAAGACCTTATGGGACTTTATAATAAAGGTACACGAGGCAACAAGATGTTTTTATGTGAGACTACTGATCGCAATGTAACATCAACTGAGTTTGATTATTATCCATCAGTTTCATTTTGTGGTGCGCCAAAAGAGTGCGAAACTGTTAGAATGTTATGTGATTTTATTCAACGTACAATGTCTCGTGATTTTACTGCTGAAAACAAATTCTTAGGCAACTTTGATAGATGGTGTCAAAAACGCATTAAAGATAGAGAAATCAACATGATAGATGGTATTGACATAGGCACAAAAACAATCGATGAAAAACCAATAATAATTGATGATTTAATGTCGAATCAATATTTGAATTTGTATAAGGGAACCTATGGTATTTTAATACCGGCGGACGAAGTGTTGAAACGCAAGAATTATGAATGGTTTGCAAGAATGTCAGCGAAACAGGTTATGGAGTCGAATACCATTATTGGCAACTATTTGTTGTTGGCGAATGCACCTGACGCACAGGGAGGTATATTGGAACCTTTGGAACCAAGGATTAATAAGGAAATTGAAAACAAGTTTGTAGGGTTTTGGAAAGTACCATCTGGCGCTCCTCTATATATGCTAAAACCCAATTTCCTCGGTGATAATTTAATTAAAGAAAAATATCCAGGACGTTAAATATTTTTATAATAAAATAAAAATATGTAACAAATCTATTTATAAATATTTACTAATAATATTTCCTTTACCATCATAAACCCATATTTCATAATTATAACCTAAATCTTTTGCTGCGTTTTGTTTTAAAAATATACAATCCTTTTTCTTTTCAGCAGTCCAAGTTGATTTTACTTCAATCATTCTATTTTGCGATGGAATAAATATGTCTACATAATGCCTATGTTTTTTACCATTTTCATCATTATACCAAATAGTTGGGACATTTTTACAACCACTACAAATATTATTTTCATTTATATTTTCATTATTTAATAGAAAATCCAAAGCAAATTTTTCAAAACCTTGAACAGTAATTATTTTTCCTGATGGAAATATATATTCCTTTTTATTATAACTTGTTTTTGAATGTTTTTCAGCATAATCAGCATTTTGACTTGGATGGTCTGTTCCATATTTTTTTAAACAAGTCTGTTTAGATTTTTCCATTACTATTTTACTTTGTGTTGGAAAATTAACGCCAAAATTTTGTATACAAGTTTTAATCTTTTTATTTTTAATTTCTTCATTTTGTGAATTATGTTCAAAACCATATTTAATTAAATTTGTCTTCTTAATTTTTTCTTTAGTGAAAGGACATTTTAGATTTGTTGTAAATCCACAATTTTTTAGATGTGTCTTTTTTCTATTTTCAACTTTAATTTTTATCATACAATCTTCACAATAAAAACTATTATTTACTATTAATGTTCTTAATTTTTTTTTAAAATAATTACCACAACCATCTTTTTTACATATACCATTAATTATAGTATCTCTCGTAGTTTTATTATATTCATCTAATAATGTTATATTATTTATTTTTGTAAAAGAAAGTAGTCTAGTAATATTGTACGAACCCTTGTTTGCCATTTATATATTACCTTAATATTTTATTTTTTTAAATATCTTTCAAAAGTTATGTATTTTCTTTAATAATTGTATTTTTAAGTTTTTCCTTTCGTTTTAAATATGCATTTCTTCTATATTCTTTAATTTTTTCAGGATTTTCTTCCGCTATTTTTTTCAGTCTTTGTTTAGCTTTCTCATTTACAAGTTCTTTATTGTTTTCATAATAATTTTTATGTTGAGACATATATTTTGCGAGTTTTTCTTTTAAAAAATTATTTTCCTCTTTTAATAATTTATTCTCTTTAATAACTAGTTCGTAATCCATTTAAGATAATATAACAAAATATTTTAATACCAAAAACATAAATAATATTTAAAAGTGACTTAAATATTATTACAGAATATAACTAATAATATGGACACCACTACAGTAACCGATTGTTTAGTTTTGAAGATTGAGGAGCGTGACGTTGTCACCAAAGACTTGGATACCACAGTTTACATAATTTACGATAAAAAAGAGCATAATTATGTAGTCAGAGGAAAGCGATCCCCACTAAAACACTGTGATTCTTGTACATATTCATTTATATGCAAGGATCGAAGTGATTTAGAAGATTTCTTAAGTTTTGTCGTTTGTAGGAAAAATTTATGGACATTTGTATTGTATAATTACGATAATTTGCCATATGATTCAAATGACATAACATATGAGTTTTTAAAGGAATACGAGTCAAATGTGTATGAGTTGTCGGGATATAATAATACAAAATATAGTAGAAAATCTTTGTCTCTAACATTAAGAATGTTGCGTAATGTGTTTAATTATTATAATTAATTTCAAATAATTATGTATAATTATGAACGAAACAATGTCATTGGTCTTAGCAACAACTATTTTAGCACTTGGTGGTCTAGGTTTGTATATGTATAAGCAGTCAGATGATTTTAAAGATGAATTCAAAGAAGGTAATTATGATGACTATAGTTCAGATTCTGATTCAGATTATGATTCTCAATCAGATTTAGATTCACAATTGGATGATGAAGTATATTTGGACAATTACGAACCAAAAGTATTTCAACGTGGAAAAACAAAAAGAAACAAAAAGAGTAATGGTACTAAGAAGAAAAGATATTAATATATTAAACACTTAGTTATAAATATCTAAAAATAAACATAGTAAACAATATCATAATTTGATTTGTCATATTTAATTTGAGATGTATATGTAATATTATTGAAATTACATATTTGTCGTAAAACTGTTGTAAAACTGTTATAAGTCAGTTTTTTTTCTAAATATTTCTTTTTTGAAATATGATAACAGGGATTACATTCAGTTAAAAATTTTGGAATACTTTCTTGAAAAATGCCACGTTTAAATGCTTCATTATTGAAAGTATAATGTTTTTCATTTTTTGCACAAATAGATTCTAATAAGTTAAAAAGCAATTCGTTTGGTACATTTTTCTTAAATATTTGATTGGACATAGATAGTTATATAATATAGTTTTTATATTTTTATAGTTTTAGAAATAAAAAACACAACTATAATATCTCAATCAAATTATTTGTAAACAACGCTAATTCAATCTCATCTTCGTGGATATTATGAAAAATAGTAATATATTTACAAATAATTGGAATAACATTATATTTTTCGGTTTCATCTAAAATGCTTGTATTTTTAATAAATAAGAAATAATTATCTAGTATATCCATCACAGAATAACCTTTGTCGTAAATTTCATAAATAAGTTGTATGGCTTCATTGAGTTTTTTATTTTTAATAAGATTTGTATATTCTTCAAATGTAATAAAACTGATATTAGAACATAGTTTCAATGCTAATTCAATAGTAATATGTTGATTAACCAATTTGAATTTTTCCATATAATTGATTAATATTTTAACAGTTTTATTGGAAATATTAACAATAAATTCCTCCGCTTCGGTATCCATACTAATGTTCTCTCTACTTTTAATTTTATGAATGATTTTAAACAGATTTTCCTTTTGCAATGGTTTTATTTTTATAATAGTCAAACGCGACTGAATACTCTCGATTACTTTTTGAATATTACTACAAGAAGATATAAAATGTACATTGTGACTAAATTTGTCAATACAATTACGAAACACCTGTTGACTCTGCTCATTGATGAGATCAATATCGTCTAATACAATAAACTTTTTCTTGCCTTTAATAATAGAACAAGTTTGACAAAAGGTTTTCACATCATTTCTGTAATAATTGATTCCTTGTTCTTTAAGATTATTAATATACATAATATTTTCTTCATATTCTTTTGGTTCACGACCAGTATAATATTCTCTTATTAAACAATTTAATAGTGAAGTTTTGCCGGAAGCGATATCGCCAATTAAAAGTATATTAAGGTTATCCATTAAAATCAATGTTTTCAAAATATTAATGATTTCATTTTCGACGCCAAAATCATCAAATAATAATGGTTGGTATTTATTAACAAATAGTTTATCGGAAGTTTCCATAATTATAATACGTAAATAATTATTTAAGTATATCTTTGGTAATATTATTAAAATGTCTGATAATTTTTATAAAGTTTTAGGAGTTGATGAGAAAGCTTCAAAGGAGGAAATAAAAAAATCATATAGAACATTGCAAATGAAATATCATCCAGATAAAAATAATAATAGTCAAGATGCTATAAATATGACACAAAAATTAAATGAAGCGTATGAAACTTTAGGAGATGATGAAAAGAGAGAAGAGTATGATATGACCAGAAATAACCCATTTTTAAAAGGTGGTTCTAACATGGATGTTCCAATGGATGATATTATAAATATGATGTTTGGAGGGATGGGTATACCAGGAATAAGAGTTGGTGGATTTCCTGGAATGAACATGGGAGGAATGGGAGGAATGGGAGGAATGGGAGGAA